CCGTTAAAGATGTACGAACCTGTGTCGATAAACGAACTAGTATCACCAGCAGCAACACCATCACTAACGAGAGAAGCATACTCATTACCAATCTCCTTTACTACATCTTGTAAAAAATCCATCAACTTTTCTTAAATAATTTTGTAATGTAATTAGAACGTTTCATAGCACGTTGAAACCATTCTGCTTCGTCTTTATCAAAAAATTCCTTCTCACTAGGATTTTCTCCAGCACTAAAGGCTTTCTGATATTCAACAATGTATGTGGTCATCCGAATAAAAACTCAAGGTTAGCAACTTTTTCTGGCTTCCATCCGATCTTATCCATAATGACTTTAATTGGTTCAAGAAAACTCTTCTCGAATTGTAAGTCATAGTCCACCTGTTTGTCAAGCCCAAACTCTCTTGGAAGAGTCTGTAGGAATGAAATTACATTTTCTCCAAATTTATTAGGGGTCTTTAAATAAACAAATTTAATCTTTTCACCATCCTGTATTAAAGGATACTTATGTGTTAACTTATTCTTCTTGTTGTAATGGTTAAACAACAAAGCACCTCTAACGTGTATGGGTGTGCCTTTACTATAGATAGTTGATGGGTTTGCCCACTTATTTATCCCATTGCAACCTCTGGGAAATGAGATATCTTCAACAGGTAACTCAGAAAAACTATCTCTAAAATTTTTAATAAATTCCTGTGCTGCTTCTTCACCTTCATTCATAATAACTTTCAAACACTCCTTAATCTTATCCCTACAAGCACCAGGTGTGGATGACTTAACACACTCTATACCCATAACCTTTAACTTAGGTTCAGCATACTGAACACCTTCACTGTTGAATACGTTAAGAATATATCTCTTCTTGGCAGTCCATATACCTTTATTGGCAATGTTCTCCCTCTTCATAAACATTTTCTGTTCGTATGCTCCAACGTAGTCGGCCAATTCTTGGTAAGAACTCTCAATAAAAGGCTCAAATTTAGTTTCACACACCTTGTCAAGGAACCTAGCAATGCTCTCATCAGTTTTCTCTCTGCCCTTGTATACACTCTCAACCAAAGGACCAAGGTTGAGGTAGATACTATCAGTATCACTAGCAATAACATAATCTTCCTCCTCTGTTTTAAGTACCGTGTTTAGGTACTGATTCATTTTGTTTTCAATCCAACGGATGCTAACCTGCCCACTGAGAGTAATCGCCTCAGCATTAAGTAGGTTGTAATATCTAAAGTACTGGTTTCCAATGGCACCATAAGCCGAATTGAGCTGGATCTTTCGAGCCATTTGGATGTTATTGAATTTACTAATAGATCTTTGTAATTCGGCACTTGGCGAAACTTCATAATCCCCCTTCGCCTTGAGCATTTTCTTCTTATAAATCGTACGTTCGTCATAGATCTTCTGCATTATTTCGGGTAAGAATCCGTGTATATCCTTACGATACTGAGCACCGTTGGCACACACAGCAAATTTACAATTACTAAAATCAATCTCTTGATTTAGAATCCGTTCAACGCTCGAGCTGGAATGTCGAGTCTCCCAGAGGGTCTCTGGGGAGATGTTGTACTGCATAATAAGGTGAGGATACAGACTATTAAGATCAAAACTGACCACCCAATCATAGCGTCCTGGTTTCGGTTCCTTGACATAAGCTCCTGCGTATTTTTCATCTTTTTTAGATCCCTTTCGAGGGGGAACAACGATGTTCTTATCACTTAAGTAATTATAAATGATCGTATCCCACATACGAACTTGGGAATACACATCTTCAAAGTTAACCTTAGCATCATAACTCATAGTTATGGCAAGCTCAAGTAACTTCATCTTATCTTCCAATCTGTCAATCAACTCAACGTCTTGGATGTTGTACTCAATAAACTTCTGCCAATCTCTAGTATAAAAATCTTTAAAATTATCATACTCGCTATGGTCTACCTTACGCTGACCTAGTTCAACAAAAGCGATGTGATCAAGTCTGTATGATTCCTGGTTAGTATAAGTAAACTTACGGTAAAGATCGAGATAGTCAAGAATGTTAATCCCACTAACGTCATAAGCATAATTTTTACGTCCCTGTACATAAACCTCTCTCTCGTTTGCTCTGTTCCAAGGTGACAATGACCTCATCCATTTCTCACCCAATATTCTATTTACCCTACGTGCAATATAAGGTACATCATATAAGTTAACGTTCCATCCTGTAAGAATATCTGGTGTATTATGCACCCACCACTCAATAAAAGATTTAAATAAATCTCTTTCAGTATCAAATATAAATGCTTTGACACCATCAGGAACTTCAAACTCCCTCATAGCCCAAACAAAGTATTCTTTCGTTACCATATCCTTAATGGTAATCGAAAGCATCTCTTCTGCTGCTGCTTCTACATCAGGGAATCCATTCTCACATTGAACCTCAATGTCCAATGCAAAGATCTTCATCTGTTTGATACTGTAATCAATATCACCAGGAAACTCTCGTCTTATATACTGATATACAAAACGTTCATAACCGTGTACTTCAAACCCCTCTACACCATCATACTTTTTAATAAATTCTCTAGCATCCCTAGCAGTTAAGAACTCCATAGGAGCAACAGATCTGCCATCAAGAGTTCTATACTTCTCCTTCTTTTTAGAAGGAACAAATAATGTAGGGGAAAACTTAGCACGAAATTGTACAGGTTCCCCACCATCATATCCTCTATAGAGGATAGTATCTCCAGCTAATTGTATGTTCGTGTAGAACTGACTCATTGATTGTCGTATAGTTCGACCAAATTTGGACTTGGATCCAGTATACTCATAATGACATCAGAAGTCAAGAAGACATCACGTTGTGATGTAAATGATGGGAAAGGAACAATTTCTGTATCAGAAACTATTTCATAACATCCTTCTATAAGTATGCTAGGTTCCTCATCAAGCTCCGTCACCTTCCCCAACAGGTACTCCTGTCGTTGTTTCAGCAGTATTACTTTCAACTGCTGTTGCATCATTTCCTCCTCCACCTTTTGCTGCCTCCACTAATTCGTTGTACTTTGTAATAACCTCTTCAAAGGTTTCATAGGCACTAACCACTTCTTCTAGTTTTAACATCAATGTATTATCTTTAGAGAAGGGTGCCCAAGGTTGAAAACTAATCTCTGGTGAAGATAGTTTTTGTATTTGCCCTGTTCCATCTACTTCAACATTTGGAGTAGGATCAACAACATAGATTGAATAAGGAAACCTAAGTTGAAATGCTATTGGTTTCTCTGGTTCATCTTTTTGTGTAACCTCATATAGATCGGCAATTACATCTTCACCGTTTCTTAGTCTTACGACTCTTACGCTCATAACTCCTCCTTTGTATTTCGTTAATAGATTGTTTGATTATGTCTTTGAGTACTCGTGACTCAGGGACATCTTTTTCTTCTGCAATAGGTCTCACGTGCTTTAGTAGTTCTTCAGTATAACTCGAAGGTACATCAAGTGTCAAGAGGTCGCTATCACCATCGTAATTATTCGATTTTAAATTTAAATAGACATTCATTTAGTCCTCCATATAAAAAGAGACCCCTTAAGGTCTCTTTTGTTGTACAGTATATATGCTACTTAGATATCCTTTCTACAGCAGCACGAGACTTTTCAAGTATGTCACCTCTAAGTGGTACATAACCTAGCACAGATGCCTTCTCTTGATACTCATCACTGAGCAATCTTGATAGGGATTCTTTTACTGCTTCAGTCTTCTTACCATTACCAGTTTCATAAGCAAGTATCCAAGTAAGAGTAGCAATAGGATATGCACCCTCTGCTTTTGGATTTGGATCTGTACCTGCTAGGTTCTCATCGAGAGTAATACCATTGAGTGCCAAAACACCTGCCTCAACAGATGGTTTTACAAACTCACCATTCTTATTCTGTAGTGCAGCAGCTTGAATCTCATCTTTAATATAAGATTGATTTAGATAACCAATAGAACCTGGTGTAGTTCTGATATTACCAGCAACACCAGCATTACCTTTGTTACCTATACCTGTAGGCCATTGAACTGACTTACCTACACCCAACTTCCACTTCTTACTGAATGCTTTCATAGAGTTTGTGAAGGCAGCAGTAGTACCTGAACCATCAGACCTGTATACCCAAGTCATTTTCTGATCATCACATCCTACCTGTGACCAGTTGTTTATCTCACCAATAGCAACCTGAACTGCTTGCTCTTGTGTAAGTTTTAGATCACAACCAGGATTATTATAACCAAAGGCAATTGTACCTCCAGTCATAGGTATCTGAACTAATCCTCTTTTTGCTTTGTCTATATCAACTTGCTTCATAGGATCATCGGATGCTCCGAAGTCCACTGTTTCATCGAGGAATGCTTTTCTACCTGAACCACTACCAACTGCTTGGTAGTTTACTCTGTGTCCTCCTTCTTTTGCGAAGTCGGC